GGTTGTGCGCAAAGTCGGTAAGAATATACGAAAGCGTTATTCAGGTAAAACTGCGATTCCAAACTTATTAAAAGATGTTTCAATGTTAAAACATTTAGTAAATATTGAAAAGAAAAGATTTGATGTAACTCAAAGTTCATTAGTCAATGTGGGTCAATATGCTGGCGCTGGTGTATCAGGTCAGTTTGCTACTGGTGTTAGTCCTTATCCAATTGAAGGTGTAGCTCAAGGTCAACGTGTTGGTTTGTCTATAAAGTTAGTTAGTGCTTGTATGGATATTCAATTCCAACAACAATCTGCTGCTGTTAATAATTTAAAAATAAGGTGGTATTTGGTTTGTCGTTCTGATAATTCATCATTTCTGTCTGCTTCTACGTCAATAGCTCAGTTCTTTGAGCCTAATCCGTTTTCTACAGTTAATGATTATTATTCTTCTCGCGACCCAGAATACTTTACAAACTTTAAAGTTATTAAGTCTGGTGTTGTAACACTTAAGCAAGATTCTGTTACTAGTGGAACTTCTATTGTTCAACGTAAAATTCCATTAAAACTTAACCATCATCTTAAATATAATACTGATGGAACTACTACTACTACTAAAAATCAATTCTATTTGTTTGCTGTTGCCTCTGGTGGAGATGTCACTGCTTCTACTGGAGCTTCTATGGCTTATAATATTAGATATTATTATACAGATAATTAAATATATTAAGAAAAAAGGATATAGAGATAATATATTAAATATATTATCCCTGAAATTTAGGGAAAGTTGTGCCAATTGTGCCAATAACTTAAATTATATATAATATTAAGGAATTTTTTTGTTCTTCCAGATTTATCGCCAAAAAATTCCATATTTTCGTTTATTTCGAAAATTTTTTTCTGTTGCTATATATATATATGTCAACTGTTGCTAATGCTTGTGCTATGTGGGATTTCCGTATTTCTGCTGAAGGCTTAGACCGTGAGCTACTTGTGGCCGGTTTAAAGTCAATGGCTAAGAGATATTGTTTTCAACTAGAGAAAGGGGAACAAACTGGATATTTACATTTTCAGGGTAGAATGTCACTAATAAAGAAACACCGAAAGAGTGAACTTATGAAAATGTTTGTAAAAGTCCCTGTTCCCAATTATTTAGAACCCACAGTTAATGCGACCTATTATGCTGGTGATATGTTTTATGTAATGAAAGATGAAACTCGTGTTGATGGACCTTGGGATGAAAGAGAAACAGAAAAATATATCCCACGTCAGTATCGAGATATGCTCTCAAAACTTTATCCATATCAAAAATATATATTTGACACGGCAAATGTATTCGATACACGAATAATTAATATGATTTATTGTGAGGCTGGAGGCGTGGGAAAATCCACAATTGCTTCCGTGTGCGAATTATTCGCTAATGGCATAGATTTACCGCCTGTAAATGATGCGGAAAAATTAATACAATCCTGCTGTGATATTTGTGAGGCTAAACAGTCACGAACCCCTTCGCCAATATTTGTAGATTTGCCTAGGGCAATGAATAAAGATAGATTAAATGGTATATACACAGCAATAGAACAAATTAAAAAAGGAAAGTTATTTGACTTACGATATAAGTATAAAGAGTATTGGATAGATAGTCCCCAAATCTGGGTATTTAGTAATATAGAGCCTGACCTAAGTATGCTCTCAAAAGATAGATGGAGAGTCTGGTATGTAGATGATAATAAAGAGCTTCAAAAATATAATTAATGTCAGGTGGCTTGTAATTTCCTGACGACTTGGAGCTTTTCGAGACCGCTATAGGTCTCGTCTCTGCTCGAAAACCGACGAGTAGGAGGAAAATTTCCTGACGAATGGTTGCTAGAGAGATTAGTTGAATTAAAAAATCTGTAAAAATTTAAATATTAAGGAATATTATAATGGCTTATGTTAAAAAGTATGCTAGAAAAGCTGGCCGTATGGCAAAAAGGGTTGTGCGCAAAGTCGGTAAGAATATACGAAAGCGTTATTCAGGTAAAACTGCGATTCCAAACTTATTAAAAGATGTTTCAATGTTAAAACATTTAGTAAATATTGAAAAGAAAAGATTT